TTGTTTACTTGTTTCTCCATTCTTTTAAAATATCAACATCGTTAATATACCCACCATTTACTACTTTCCCAATTTCTGATTCAATAGACTCTAAAATATCAATTTGTCCTTGTATAAATTGCTTTTCCATCTCAAATTTATGAGAATCAACAAACCTTCTTTTTAATTTTAATTCATAAATAGCTGATTCAACTTTTTGATTTAACAAATTAAAATCAAATCTAAAATCTTTTTCTTTCATTTTTTCCATAGTTTCCTTACTTGTTCCACATAATTAGTATAATCTGGGTTAGTTGAATAACCTCTCTTTTTTAAATACTCGTAATAGTTACCAATAATTGGTACTTTATCCTGCCATTTCTTATAAGCTCTTACACTCTGTGTCCAGTGATTATAAATAGCATAGCCGTGGACATTGTCTTCTCGTTTTACCCCGCCCTTCATTCCGAATAGATTATGTCTTTCTTTAGCGTTCCAGCTAATATAATTCCATCCACATTCTGCAATAGATTGACTTACTACTATTTCAGTTTGTTCTATTCCTATTCTTTCTGCATACGTTTCTACTCTATTAGGAGTAGGTTGTAAGGTCATTATAAGTAGTTTAATTAGTCCTAGTGTTTTCATGATACAAATATAAAAAAATTATTTTAAAAGAAAAACATTGCAGAATAATTATTTTATTATATCTTTGTGTCAACAAATAATTAAAACTATGAAAGATATTATCGACAACTTAAACAAATTAAGACTACAACTAATAGGGGTAGCAAACCAGAAAGGCTGTACCGATTGTGCTTTATTAGTGCAAGACGTAGCAAAAGAAGTAGACAGCCTAAAATACCAATGGAATCAGATTAAAGGTCAAGACGTAATCTTTAAACACTTATTAACGTGTAAAGAGTTTGATGCTGAGTTAGACGATCTATTTACAGAATGTTTGGCAGATGAAACTAGCTCTTTCGATTACCACTATGAAGGTATAGACTTACAGTTTTCAGGTATTCACGGGCATATTGAATGGGATGCGGGAGATTATGAAACCCCTCCAGTATTCGACCACATTGTTAACGGCTATGAAGTTACAGCTTGTTACTATTGTGATGAAGGAGACTTCGAGGATATTGCAGTAGATGGAGCTTTATTAGAATTACTTAAACTTAAACTTAAATTTTAATGAACTATTTTGAACAGGAAGACAAAGATTACTATAGCTTAGTTGTAAAGACGGCTATAGTTTTCTTTACTATTGGATTAATTCTTACAATACTTGAAATATGAAAAGAGAAATAAAATTTAGAGCTTGGCAAAAGAACCACAAAAAACTTGGGCGTGTTAGAGGCATTACATGGAATAAATTGGGAGAGATAGAACATGTTTGTTTTCATAATGGCGACAATTGCGCACCTGTTTATTCAAATTATTATGCAAATCATGAGGAATGGTCTTTAGATTGTCTTGAATTAATGCAATACACAGGACTAAAAGATAAGAACGGTAAGGAGATTTACGAGGGGGATATTGTAAGAGGGTTTGACAACATTAATAAACATACTGATCCTGAGTTGGCTCCACATATAGAACCAACATATACATGCGGTAAACACGTTGAGTTTATTAAAGGGGGCTTTGTTTTGTCTTCTAAAAAATACCCCAATGGTGGTTGTGGTAATTTGCAGACATATAGACCGAACAGAAGTGAGTTTATTGAAATAATCGGAAACATACACGAAAACCCAGAATTTTTATGAAAAAAAGAATTTTAAAAGAATCGACAGTATTAGTCAATGGAGAAACTTTTAGGTTTGATAACGACAATACTTTATACGAAGTTTTTGATTTTATAAAGTATAGAAAATATAAATCTAAAAATAAAGGCAAACTAATACCTCAGAATAAAATAGTAGAAGTATTTAAACAATTTTAGAACTATGAACATAATCAACACAGAACTAAAGAAGATAAAAGACAGGGTAGAAAAAATGGGTATAGAAAATGACTATGCCAGAGTAAACCTAGAACTTCAATTAGTATGCAACTATGTTTTAGAATTAGAACATAAACTAAAACTAGAACGAGAAGAAAAAAACAAGTGGAAACAAAGAGTAATTAATTTAGAGAGTAGATAATGACAGTACACGGATTAAGACAAGTGCTATTAGAAGAAGCACGCAGAGAACCTTTTGAAATGGATATAAGACGTATCCAAAACGCTTTAGACGATTACAGAATAGATAACGCAATATTAGCCAATGATGAAACCAAAGTGCTAGAGTTTATAGAAAGAAAGTTTGGTATAGTAAATTGCCTAAACAACAGAACAAGAATAAGAACCTACACCTTTGCGCGTTTCACTTTCTGGTGGTATTTACGAGTGATTAAAAAACACACACTCCAACAAATCGGTATTGATTGTGGGTATAATCACGCCACGGTGTTAAATGGCTTAAAACAGATACAACACCTCCACAAGACTAACGAGTTTTACGAGGATATTTGCCAGATAAAAAGCAGATTAAGTTGAATAAAATTATTATATTTACTAAAAATTAAACTATGGAAAGTAAAAAAATTAAATTACCAAAACTAGAGCAATTTAAAGAAAATGTAGAACATTTAGAAAGTCTATTTAATGATAGAATATCAGAGATGCATAACGTCAAAGGAGCACAAGCAGAACGCCAAGCTTTTTGTTATTACAGAAGTTTGTTATGGGATATTAAAAGAGAAATATTAGGAAGTATTTAATATTAGAAATTATGGATTTAAACGATTTAAAAAAAGAAATACCCTATAAATGGAGAGTGCAAAGTGCTAACCAATGGGGCGCAAGCTGTGTAGCTTATATTGACGCTAGAGACGTTCAAGACTTATTAGACGAGGTTTGTGAGCCAGAAAATTGGCAATGTAGATATGAAGAGCATAAAGGTAATTTGTTCTGTGGTATTGGTATATGTTCTTATAAAGAAGGTGAATGGGTTTGGAAGTGGGATTGCGGGACAGAATCTAATGTAGAAAAGCAAAAAGGAGAAGCTTCAGACGCTTTTAAACGTGCTGCGGTAATGTGGGGAATAGGTAGATTTTTATACTCTAAAGAGATTATTAAACTACCAGTAAAAGAAAAAGGAACAGATTTTAAAGGCAATCCTAAATACGTTCCTTACTCTCAAAAGTCTGGTAAGTTTGTTTACGGTGACGATATAACTAAATGGTGTAATATTTTAACAGATGGGAGCAAGTAAAAGAGAATTTACAGACGGTAGAGAGTTTGAGTCTAAAGAAGAACTAGACCAACTTTACAATAACGCTCAACCTAATAAGATAGATCAAATAGAAGACCTATTAAAACACGCTTTAATTCACCCATACGAACAAGACAGCATCTTGAGAGAGATTAGAGACGGTATAGAAGAAGAGCGAGCAGACGAATTAATAGAGTACTTATATAAAAATCAAATATGCCCTATACAGTCTGGGGCAAACTACACACAGACTGACATAAAAAATAAATTAAATAAAGAGTTATGAACACAATAATTTTAAAAGGAAACTTAGGCGGAGACCCTGAGATTAAAATGTTAAAAGACGATAAGAAAATGGCGCGTTTTTCAATAGCAACTAAAGACGGGTACGGAGATAACCAAAAGACTAACTGGCATAGATGCGTAGCCTTTGGAAAGACAGCCGAAGTAATAGAAAAGCATGTTAAAAAAGGTTCTGAGATATTAGTTCAAGGTTCAGTAAGTTACAACGAACATGAAGGGAAACACTACACCAGTATAATGGTAGATAGATTTGAGTTCTGCGGTAGTAAAGAAGCTAGTTCTGAAACTACACAAGTACAAGCGGAAGGTGATGTAGAAGATTTACCCTTTTAACGTACAGAAATTAATAACAAAATTCAATTTAGACTATGGAATGGATTAGCGTAAAAGACAAACTCCCTGAGGAAGGAGAAAATGTATTAATATACGAAGAGGCTTATTCAGAGGTAGGCTATCTTTTTAGAGGTAAATGGAGATCAATGGAGACAGACTTCTGTGGAGAGCCTTACGAATTAGAAGACGTTACCCACTGGATGTATTTACCTGAACCACCTAAAAAATAAAACTATGGCAAAATATAACTTTAACGAAGTAAAAATAAAACAACCGGTCTACTACGGTGAGTACACTACAGAAAAGCATCAGAAGTTAGCAAGTGCAGCAGCACAATACGCTAAACGACATGGATGGAAAGACCACCTAACTAGAAAGGATAAAGAAAACGGAGAACTAATGTTGATTCGTTTAAAATAAATTTGTATATTAGCGTGGTGTCTAACTTTAGCGGGTTAGTTCAATGAGGTTCTTGCTCCTGCATCACTCTTTTATTAATAGCAAGAATAAAAAAGCATATCATGGAGGTAAATGATTACCAAGAAAATTATGTAACGGGGTGGATTAAACTCCACAGATCACTTAAAAACCATTGGATTTTCGATAATGATAAGTTCTTTAAATGGTGGGTTCTTATGTTGTTTGAAGTGAACCATAAGGATACTAAATTCAATCTAGGTTACAAACTATACGACATTAAGAGAGGACAGTCAACTAAGAGTCTTAGGAACTGGTCTAATATCTTTGGATGTGGTACAAAACAAGTAACTAACTTCTTCGACTTACTTGAGAAGGACGGAATGATAACGCGAAAAACTATCGGGAAAGGGAAACACAGCACAACCCTTATAAACATTGAGCATTACAAACAATATCAAGGCGATAGAGAAACGCAAGCAACTACATTAGAGACTACACAAGGGAAACACAAGGGAAACGCTAGAGGCATACAATATAATAATGATAATAATGAAAAGAATGATAAGAAGGATACTATTAAAAAGTTTTTAGATTGGTTTAACTCTAAAAAATTACAGCACACTAAAAAGAAAGGTAGAAGTAAAGTATTAACTGACACAGACTATAAGAACCTTATCAGACTAAAAGAAAATTATACCGCAAAAGATTTTGACCACGCTATTGCTAACTTATTTAACAACGAATGGGCAAAAGATAACAACGCTTTTACACCTACTCACTTTTTAAGAAACGATAATTTTAACCGATACTTTGAGCAAGAATATAAAAACCCTTATGTTGTAGTAGATAATTCACCAGTAAACTAAAGACCATGTTTAAAAGATTAAACGAAGTACAAGGCGAATTACAAGAGCTAAGAGACAAAGGTTTTCAACGTGGGTATAATGTTGGCTGGGATTGGGACTTATTCCCATACACTGTTAAACTTGGTTCTACTACTTACATGGGTGCAGCTCCAGCAACGGGAAAGAGTGAGTTTATGAAAGAGATTCAGATTAATCTTAGTTGCTTACATGGTTTAAATCATGTTATATTTTCTCCTGAAACTGGTAACACACAAGAAATATATTCAGAGCTTTGTCACTCATTCGTAGGAAAACAATATGTTAAAGGACATGTACAAATGACCGAAGCGGAAAGGGTACACGCAGAACAGTTTATAAACAATCACTTTGTAATAGTTGACCCAATAGACGAAGACTTAACCTTAGAAAATTTTTATAGCTTAGTAGATGACATTGAGATACACACAGGTAAAACAATACACACAACTTTAGTAGACCCTTGGAACGAACTTACAGAGCAATTTGAACCAGACGACTTAGGAAGAGAAGATAAGTACTTAAGCAGAATGTTAGGTTATGCACGTAAGAACGCCAGAGCAAAGAACAGACACCACTTTTTAGTTACCCATGTAAGAGATCAAGCGATGGTTACAGTAAAAGAAGTTAGATACTTTCCAATGGCACACGCTCGAGAGTTTGCAGGTGGACAGGTTTGGTTCAGAAAAGGCAACACGGTTTTAATACCCTGGAGACCTCCTTACGGATTAAGCGACGATAACAACAGACCGTATGAAATGAATGAACTTCATGTTAAAGTAGCAAAGAGCAAACCAAAGGGAGTAAGTAAGAACGGTACTTATCGAATGTATTTAGACACCGATAGATACCAGTATTATTTTATGTGGGAAGGTAAAAGAGTTTACGCCAATAGAGGGCAGTATTCAAAAGATACACCACAAAACAGAGAACCTAAACCACTAGAAGTAAATAGATATTTTGACAACGAGGCAGACGAATTGCCTTTTTAAACTATAGATTATGACTAAAAAAGAAAAAGAAGAAAAACTAGAATTAGCAATGAATTTACTAGAAAAAGCAACAATGTTAACTCATGTTACAAATGATGCTACTCTATTACAGGTTCAAATTGAGTGTATAAAATCTTTAACAGAAAGAAGAATATGGACTGAACAGGCTTTAGAGTTAATTGAAGAGGTTCGCGATGAACTATAAAACTATACACCAATGGCTTTTAGACTTATGTGGAAAGAGTCAAGAGAGAGGAAACGCAGAGTTTACTAACGAAGTTTTAGTAATTATTAGCCTACTAGACCAAGACTGGGAGAACTACAACCAGATGAAACAAGACAGACACAACGATCAGCAGATAATAGAAGCACAACAGAAAGCAATGAGTGAAGAGGGATACAAAGCTGAGATAGTACACAAAGTTTTTAGTCATCCAGTATTAAAATAATTTTAGTATATTAGCCAAGTGAGCCTATTGGAAGAGAACATCGAAAAGCTAGAATATATCTGCAAAAAGATAGCAGGTAACGACTGGCGCGACCTCTTTCAAGACTTAGCGTTAAAGATACTAGAAGCAGACCAGGAACGCATAAAAGATAACTTTTTAGGGTGGTGTTACACAGTAGCAAGAAACAAACACCTAGACAACTTGACTTTAAACAAACGTTTCTGTGAGATTATAAACGAGCGGGTAACACAAGACGATACTAAGAACGCTTTCGAGCGTGTAAACGAGCTAAAAAAACGTTTAAACGGTATTGAAAAGATGTGGGTAGATGTTTACTTAGATAATGATTGTAAATTCGTTAACATTCAGAAAGAAACAAGAATAAGCAGACAGCACGCCAGCGAAAGGATAAAAGCAATAATAGAGAAATGCAAGAAATTAAACAGATGAACAATAAAGAATTTAGATTAGGTAATTGGGTTAAATGTGATAAATTGATTGGTGAAGTAACGCAGATTCAAGATAGGGAGGTTTTAGAAGTTGATGAGATTGGATATACTATTGAAGATTGCGAACCAATACCCCTAACAGAAGAATGGCTAGAAAAGTTTGGGTTTAACAAAACAGAGTTGGCAAACGGTAATAAATTTAATGTCTTAATAAATCAAAGTTCAGGTTTTAGCACATATCTTATAATTTATAATAAAGGAAGTGTAAGTAATCCTGTATTTGTTTTTGTATTAAAGACTTATAACAGTAATCACGTAATGACCTTGCCTAATATAGAATCTTATGTACATTCTTTGCAGAATTTATACTTTGCATTAACAGGAGAAGAGCTAGAATATGATAGAGATTAAAATAATACTAATAGCAGTTTACAGTATCACGTTCTTTAGCGAGTTACTTAAACACTTACAGAGACAAGACACAAAACCTACGTTTATCTGGTTGAATAAGTTTTTATTCAAGTATCCTAAGCCGTTAGGGTGTCAGTTTTGCTTAGGCATGTGGGTTAGTTTAATCATAGTATTAATAACGTTAAACCCTTTGTACTTTATAATATTTTTATTAAATTTGGCAGTAATTAAACTAAGAGAAAATGAATAACGAAAAGAAAGAAGGTAGCGTATTAGGAGCTATCATGGGATTAATTTTAATCGGAATGAGTATTTACTTATTTTGTATTTAATGAAAAAATTAAATTTTGGTAGTTTTATACTGTTCTCGCAGATACTATTTATAATCTTAAACTTTAACGGGTTAAATTTAAGTTGGTGGATAGTGTTAATGCCTACTATTATTTTTACTGTATCCTTTTTAATAACGTTTATTAAGATTTGGAGACAAGAAACTAAAGAAGAAAAAAATGGACTTACTTAAACTACTAGAACCATACAACGAAGACTTAGACTATGCTTTTAAAGGTATGGGAATAACTAAGAAGGTTAGCGACAATATGCCCGAGTTGATAGATATTTGGGTAGAGGTACAGAAGAAACACACAGAAGAGATATATGGCAACCCTAACCACGCAGTAGATAGATGCAATAACTGTTCAAATAGTGTTTTAAAGAACTTGTATAGGTGGCGTAACATCTACAGGAAAAAAGTTGAGGAATCAGCAGAAAAATACTTAAAAGATAATGTGCCTTTTGTAAGTACACAAGACCAGATAGAGTTTAAAGGAGTTCCGCAAAAAGAGTTTTTTAAAACAATAACACTAGAAGGAACTAAGGGGAAGCCAGAGTATTTTAAAGAAGAAGGGGTTAAGAGCCAATTTGAATACCATACAAAGGAAGAGATTATTAATCTTAAATGGCCTCAATTCAAAACCTATTGCAAAGAACAAGGACTAAGCGTTAAAGGAAAGAAGAGAGCGGAGTTAATGAAGGAGTTAGGACTGTGAACCCCCTACTAAAACAAATAGACGAACTTAAAGAAGAGTTACCAGAGGGTAGGTATGTTTATGTAAACCCTTTAACACTAAAACACTTTAAGGTAAAGACAGGAAACTATAGAGGGTTAATTATAGTTAAAGATATGAACGTACCCCCAGAACAAGTATTTTTATACAAGGAGAAGCTAACAATTAAACACCAAGTAAAACCCAATGCCGACTCCAACTAAAATGGAAATAGTATATTTTGAAGATAGCGAACAAATATCTCACATTATACTAACCTTTCAAGACGGAGAAATAATAATAGATGTATTGACTAATAAGTTTTACGAGTTTTATTTGAATTAACTATGATTAGAAAAGCCTACATAAGAAACCAAGCAAGAAAAGAAAGCTATTTAAGAGAGAGGGTAGAGAGTAAGAAGTGGAATGAGTTACCTAAATATAGATGGGTTTTTATTTCTTGTGGTAGTGGTTATGAAGTAAGAGATATTACAGGTAGGTTAATTAAACCGTTTAAAGTTAACTAGTGAAGCGTATAGAAGTAACTCAACACGAAATACAACAAGCTACAAAGCATAGGGTACAAAGAAATAAAAAGAAGTACAGAAGAAAGAAGAAGCACAAAGGTAAAGACAATGAGTAAAGAAGGAAGAGACGAGAAAGGAAGATAAATGAACTTAACAATAAAACAAGAAGCATTCTGCCAAGCATACTTGGAAACTGGTAACGCATCAGAAGCGTATAGAATTGCTTATAATGTTAAGGAGAATACAAAGGATACAAGTGTCAATGTCAAAGCTTCAAAACTTTTAAAAGAGGCTAAGATTAGTATAAGGGTAAAAGAATTAAAAAACCAACTAGAAGAAAGGCACAACGTAACAAAAGATCAATTAGTAGAAGAGTACTTAGATATTATTAGAACTCATAAGAAGTTAAGACAGTTCTTTAATGGCAAAACAATAAAGGCGGCCGAAATGAAAAAACTTTATGCAATGTCTAACAGTGGGTTTATTCGTGGTTCAGATGTAACGGCTGCAATATCTGGACTAGCAAAACTATTAGGGTACGATAAGCAAGAAACAACTATAAATATTCAAAACAATTTTGTAACTAAGTGGGCTAATGGAGATAACACTGTATGACCCTCATCCAAAACAGTTAGAAATACACAAGGCATTATCTCAAGATGATGTTAAGTATGTTATCGTACCTACTGGTAGACAGTTTGGAAAATCTTTACTAGGGGAAAACCAAGCGGTAATATGGGCGCTAAACCAAACTAACTGGAATATACTTTGGATTAGTCCAACATACAAACAAGCAAAGAAAGTATTTAGGGATATTAAGAACAACTTAGGAGACTGTCCAGCATACTCACACAAACCCAACCAACAAGACTTAATATTTTTCTTTAGTACTGGCTCAACAATTAAATTCTATTCAGCAGAAGCTTACGACTCTATAAGAGGGGAATCAGCTCACGCAGTGATATGTGATGAGTTTAGAGACTTTAAACCAGAAGCATGGACAGAAGCAATAAAACCTACACTAACTGTAACAGGTAAAAAGGTTCTAATAATATCAACTACAAAAGGAAAAGGTTTATTTCATACATTGTACCAGTTAGGGAAACAAGGCCATAAAGGGTATGTAAGTTTTACAGCAACATCATACGATAATCCTCACGCCAACATAGATGAAATAGAGGACGCAAAAGAAACGTTACCAGATCACATCTTTAGGCAGGAGTACTTAGCAGAGTTCTTAGACGATGGAAGCGGGGTATTTGTTAACGTTCAGGAGTGTATAAAAGAAGCAGACAAACCAAGACGCTATTACGCAGGTATTGACTTAGGCCGTGCAGACGATTACACAGTGCTAACCATAGTAAACGAGAAAGACCAGGAGGTATACTGTGAAAGATGGAGGAGAAAGGAATGGAGCGAAATAGTAAACAAAATAGTCCAAGTATTAAACAAGTACAAGCCTTCAACCTATGTAGAAGCAAACGGAACACAGGACGCTATTTATGAAATGATAAGAAATAAAGTTAACTTTGGTAAGGGGAGTATTCAACCATTCATTACAACTACTAAAACAAAGCCAGAGATAATAGAGAACTTAATAGTAAAGTTCGAGAAGAAAGAAGTGTCGATACTAGGAAAGGACTGGCAGGTAAGCGAATTAAACTCTTTTAGCTATGAATACAATCCTAAGACTAGAAAGCTTAAATACTCTGCACCTGTGGGACTCCATGACGATTATGTAATGAGTAGAGCAATCACTAGCCACGCAGTAAAGAAAAATAAAAACTACGGACATTATAATATAGTTTAATAATTTTATTATCTTTATCCTGTAAACAAATAGGAATTGGTTGATAATGGTACAACTAAACACAGTTATTAACGAATTAAAGAGATTAAGATGGATTTAGAGAAAACCTATAATAAATGGCAGTGTACTGATATTGAAGAAAAGTACATTAATAATATTGAGCCAACACAGTTTACTAAAAGTGAGTTGTTTAGTTTTGCTGAATTTTACCACCAAAGCAAATTTAATAATGGTGTTTTAGATAATGTTAGTAAGCAAAGCGAACTGTTAAAGGCTTTTGTTGATTTCCATAATTACAGAAACACAGGAGATAAAAAAATAAATTATGATGAGATTGAGATATTTATTGATAGCCTTTAATGGTTGATAACGGACGAGTGTATGGCACGTTTATTCACTGTATGATATACAATGCAATAACCTTAAAAATTAAAGATAATGAATGATTTATACGACAAACTAAAATGTGCTATACACAGTTTTGTGGTGTCGTTTTAATGAAGCACAAAGCCGAAATAAAAACCGTTTCAATGGGTTTTATAGAACGTTATCAACTGTTGAATTAAACGAATAAGGATGAAAGAGATATTAAATGAGCCAATTACCTTAATGGATTTATTAGTTATGGTTGCAGTGTATGCACTTTATTATTTACCAAGACTTTTTATACGTAAATAACATGGAATTAGAAAAAGCAAAAAATAAGTTTTAAAAATCTGAGAGCGAACCCAGACCAATGCGCAAACAATTTATTAATAACAATACGGGGTTAATGATAAAAGCAAAGGTTTGGGTTTTTTCTATTAACATTTAAACCACTAAAACAGTTATAATAATAGATGATACCAACTAAATGGGATAACATAACAGTAGAACAGTATCTTAAGTTAAGGGATACAATGGACGTTGAAGTTAAAGACGCTGAGCACGCCCTAGACATCGGAGTAGAGCAAGTAAGAATCGTTACAGGTGATTATGGGCTAGAAGATAGCCAAGTACACCTAAGAGATTTAACAGCGGTGCAGAACTTAGTTAAGAGCGAAATGCCTAATAGAATAATAGAGCAGTTTGTTTTGAACGGTCAAAGGTACAAGGTAAGATTGTATCCAGATCAATTGCCAGCAGGCGACTATATTACTATAATGAACCTTGCTAAGAAAGGTGATGCGTATTTGCACCAGATATTATTTACTATTTGCAGACCACTTAAAAAAGGATGGTATAAAACAGAAGATAAGCTTTTGCCTAAAAAATATGGTTGGCATGAGTTTGACTTTGAACCACACCAACAAAAGGATAAGATAAACGACTTTAAACAACTACCATTGAAAGTTGCAATACCTTTGAGAAGTTTTTTTTTGCGCGTCTCAACCGAATTAACAGAGCTTATCCAAGATTATTCACTGAACGAGTTGACGAAGATGGGGAAGAAATTAGAATCAATAAAGGAAGACTTGCAGAGCGATACGGATGGATTATGATGATAGATGCACTATCAGATGGGGACGCGACGAAGTGGAGATACTTTGAACAGATGAACGCTATAGAGTTTTTAAACTTATGTGTATTCTACAAGGATAAACAAGACGAGATACAGGCGCAAAGGGATTTAATGAATATGAGAAGAAGGTAATATGGGGGCAGTATACAAGAGAAGAAGCGGAGCATTGGGAGGTAAAAAAGGTAGATTTATTTACAACCGTGAAAGATTACATAAGGTTGGATGGGATAAATTCCATAAGACTAAATATAGGGTATTGAGGAAAGAGTTTTGCAAAGTGAAAAAAGAATTAGTAGGATAATGGCATTTTTTGACAGCGAGTTAACAACAGAGGGAGATGATTCAGTAGGTGGAATACTACAGGAGTTTGGTAACTTTCTGCAAGCTAATTTAGTACAATCTTTATTTGATAAGGGAGCAGTTGACTCAGCGCAATTAAGCCAGAGTATAGTATTCGATATAGACTTTACAGGAAGCGTATGGCGTTTTGAGTTAAAGATGGAAGACTATGGTAAGTTCATAGATCAAGGGGTACAAGGAGCAGGTAAAGACCCAGAGTCTAAAAGCAGCAAAGTATTTCCTAATGTAGCTCCAGCAAGTCCGTTTAGTTTTAAGCAAAACAGAAAACCAAGCGTAAACCATTTTAGAAAGTGGTCTAATAATAGAGGTGGGTTAAATCCTTTTGCTATTAGAGAAAGTGTTTTTAGAAAAGGTTTAAAACCTAATTATTTTTATTCAGATATAGTTGACGAGAATCTAATCAATAATTTGGTTAATTTATTGGAACAAAAAGGAGCAATAGCATTAGAAAGAGAAATAGCAACAAGCATAACAGGAGAATTAACATAGAATGGCTATAAGTATAATAACAAACTTACAAAACTGGTTACCTGTTTATAACAGGCTAGAATTAGCAGTAGATTCAACAAACGTAGGGCAAGACAATTTTCTCTACGTTTTCCGTGTTTTTATAGATGGAGTTCCAGGTTATAAACAATATGAAGCACAACCAGAGAACACAAACCAATACGGGATACTAGACTTTCACAACTACGCTCAAACGTTCTTAGCTCCATATTTGCCAGACAACACCGAGACAGTAGCTTTTAATCAAGCTATACCAGCGATAAAGGAACTAAGTATAGAATGTTATGAAAAGTGGGACGTGGATGGAGTGCCAACATTTAACCCAACAGGCGCACAGCCTTTAACGTTTAGTCCTATATATGTTTTTCAAGGTTCTTACGATAATTCCTTCTGGTTAGATTGGGATGCCAACGACTATTTCGTAAGTCAGGCAAACGGGACTAATGGCCGATTCTTAACAGACAATCTATTAAACAAAGTAAGCATTAATGACTTAGGATGGTCATACTACTTAACTAACATACCAGAAGAAGCGGACAAGATACAGATAGTAACTTATGACAGTGCAGGAGCTGTTATAGATACATTTGAAGTAGAGAACTTAACAAGTAATTTAGAGTATGAGAGTTTTTATGGTTGTGTTGCTACAAGTCCACAAAGCTTAAACAATATAGGGGGCGGGTTTTTATTAGGCGCTCAACCTATCATTACTTCGAGCGTTGCTAATTACACAGTGCAGTTATGTGATCCTTTTGGCAACCCTAGTAGCGAGTTAATGTATTTCGAGATAAAAGAACCTTGCAGATATACAGAATATAGATTCCACTTTGAAAATAAATACGGGGCTTTTGACAGCTTTACATTCGAGGGACGTAACCAGAAGACTACAAGCATAAAAAGGAGCTCTTATAAGACTTCTAAATACCCTGTAACAGCAAGCGGAATAGTAAGAGAACACAGAGAGAAAAGTAATATAACAAATTGGACTAAACGAACCGAGAAGATAAAGTTAATAAGCGATTATCTAACTACAGAAGAGAATACATGGCTAGAACAGATGTTATACTCGAATGAGATTTATTTAGAGTTTGTAGATGGTAGTGGAGTAAGAAACTTTAAGAGCGTTCACAAAGTAACAGGAACAAGTTGGGTAGAAAAAGAAACTATCCACGATAAACTATTTAGATTAGAGATAGAAGTTGAACTAGGACAAGAAGCGTATAGTCAAAGGAAATAGATTTAAGCGCGCCCGTCCTTAGTGCTTTAGACGACTAAAGAAATGAGAATATAGATATAATGTACACTTTACCAAATACTCCTAACCATTTCAATAGATTGGACTCCAACCAATATCTGGCGCCGATCTTAAATGTCTTAAGGCAAAGATAATAAAATTATTGTGATTAACGAACAATTATACATAAATAATATTTCAGTACCTCTTAGCCAGTCGGTAAACGCTGCGCTAACTAAGAGTATTCAAGATATTAGAGAACCTAATAAAAGAAAGGCGACTTACTCTAAAACAATCTCTTTACCAGACTCTAAAGAACTTAGAGAGGTGTTTGACCATGTTTTCGAGTTTAACATGGTAGACAGAACGTTTAACCCACTTGTAAAAGCAAATCTTAGGTATGAGGTAGGGAGTGAGGTAATCTTATCGGGGTACATTCAACTAAAAGACGTTAAGACAACAGACGAAGAAAAGTTTGTTTATCAAGTTGCTTTAGTTAGTGAGTTAGGTAATTTCTTTGAAGACATAAAGAACGATAGACTAGAAGACCTAGACCTTTCAGAATATGACCATAATTTAACAAGGGTTGCACAAGTAGACAGCTGGGAGACTGAGATATTTAGGAACGGAGTAGAGATACCGTTTGA